CGGCTACAAGGTTTTTGAAGTTTAATTATGCGAAAATTGCAGATTTTTATGCTTTGTCGGATGTAGAAGTTCAAGAAATGTTTGAAGAGCTTGCTTTAGTTATTGTCGATTTCGATGATGCAATTGCGAAGGGATTTGTGAGATTTTCGCAACGGGTTGCGGAGATGTATGGTGAGGATTATGAAGACGAAGAATAGGAAAAGTGCGGTATTTATACTTTCGCATGGTAGACCTGATCGAGTGAAGACGATTAATATGTTGAAAAAAGGGAACTATACTGGGGACTGGTATATTGTTTGTGACGATGAAGATAAGACGTTGAGCGATTACAAAGAAAGATATAAAAATAAAGTTTTAGTGTTTTCAAAAGATGAAGCAAAGAAACTTTTTGACTTGATGGACAATTTGAATGAGAAGAAAGTTGTGGTATATGCGAGAAATTATCTTTTTAAAATAGCGGGAGATTTGGGATTAACTCATTTTGTTGTTTTAGATGATGATTATGTGGATATTCATTATGTAATGTTATTCAATGTTGGTAAAGAAGGTACATTGATAAAGAAAGTTAGAAAAGTGAAGAATTTGGATAAATTGTTTGAAGCAACGTTTGACCTTTTAGACGAGTCTAATGCCTTGACTATTGCATATGCGCAAGAAGGAGATTTTATAGGTGGAATAAATAGTTTTATGAAAAAAGGATTTAAACGAAAAGCGATGAATTCATTCTTTTTTAGAACGGATAAAAAGATGGAATTTATGGGGAGAATAAATGAAGATGTTAATGCGTATGTGTATCATGGAATACGTGGTGAATTGATTTTTAGTGTAGCTTTTTTATCAGTTTTACAGATGCTTACTCAAACAAATAAAGGTGGTTTAACGGATGTATACAAAAATTTGGGAACTTATGTGAAAAGTTTTTACACAGTTATGTTAGCTCCGTCGTGTGTTAAAATTGATGCTATGGGGGTAGTATATCCTCGGTTACATCACTTTATTGATTGGGAGCATTGCGTGCCGAAAATAATTTCTGATAGATACAAAAAGAGGTGAGAAAATGGCTAGAAAAAGAAAACTGACAAAAGAATTGATAAAAGAAGCGTATAAGTTGGTTGCAGCTGGAAATTATGATAAAGATGTGTATCCTATCCTCGGGATTGATAAATCCACATGGTATAGATGGTTAAGCGAAGGTGAAACGGCTAAAAGTGGCTTGAAAAAAGAATTTTACGACACTATCAAAAAAGCTGAAAAAGATGCTATCGCTCGTAACGTTGCTTTGATACAAAGAGCAGCGCAGGATGGAAACTGGCAAGCGGCGGCTTGGTGGTTGGAACGAAAATACTTTGAGGATTGGGGCAGAAAAGATAAGGTGGATTTGTCGGCTGATAAAGATGGATTTAAAATAGTTGTAGAATATGTCGATGAGAGAGGAAAAGATGGAAGCGAAGGTTAAGGTTATTCGAAAAATATATTCGTTTCTTAAAGAATGTAGAAAACAGAAAGAAATTGTAGTTTATGGTGGAGCAGGAAGCGGGAAATCATATACTGTCGCTCAGTTTTTGATTATCGAAAAGTTGTTGAATAGCAGAAACAAAAGACTTCTTGTGACAAGGAAATACAATCCGTCTTTGCGAGTTACAACTTGGAAATTAGTTCACGAACTGTTAGACGAATTCGAGATTCCGTACATTGAAAATAAAACAGAACAAGTGCTGCAATTGCCGAGGCGGAATGAAATTTATTTTCGAGGACTTGATGACGCAGAAAAAATCAAGTCTTCGGAGTTCAATTACATTTGGATGGAAGAAGCGACAGAGTTCGACTACGAGGACTATTTGCAATTGAAGTTAAGGTTGAGAAGAGCAACAAATTCAGTTAATCAGATGTTTTTGACGTTCAATCCTGTTGCAGGTTGGACACAGAAACAATTCTTTGAGCAAGAAAGTGACGACATTGCAATTTTGCAGACAACGTATGTAGACAACCCATTTCTTGACATTGAGTATGCAAAGATGTTAGAATTCTTGAAAGAACAAGACGAAGTGTATTATCAGATATATACCCTGGGAAGGTATGCAATATTAAAGAACAAGATATACAGTAATTATCAAATTGTTTCAAAGATGCCAGAAAGTTTTGACGAAGTTATTTATGGAATTGATTTTGGATACAATAATCCATCGGTGATTTTAGAAATTGGGCTGAAGGATGATAATATATATGTGACAAAGGAGCTATATAAAACACACTTGACAAACGAAGAATTGATAGAAAAACTAAAATATTTTGTGAAGAGCAAGAATGCCGAGATATATGCTGATAGTGCAGAACCAGCCAGAATTGAAGAAATTGCAAGAGCAGGGTTCAATATATATCCTGCAAAGAAAGACGTGAAAGATGGAATTGATTTTTTGAAAAGAAAGATGATATACTTGTATAAAGATTGTGCAAACACTATAAAAGAGATACAAATGTATAAATGGAAAGAAAACAAGAACGGTGAAATACTTGACGAGCCAGTGAAATTTAATGACCACGCTATGGATGCCTTGCGTTATGCTGTTTATACATGCTATCGGAGTGGCAACATAAATGAAATTGTTTACATTGACGTATAAAAATTTTGAGGACCAAAAAAAACGGAGTATAATAAAGTATGCCTAACATCTTTCAAAAACTCACAAAGGCATCAAAAAGCAAACAATACTCCTATACCATGTTGCAAGGAGTAGGCAATCCTACAGACTTTAACACTACATCAGTTTTAACCAGCATTGATAAAGCACTCCTATACTGGGCTTACATTGCAATTGACACTATTGCTAAACAATTTTTCTCGCTGGAGTATTCATATATAGATAAAAACGGAAAAGAAATTCAAAACGACAGTATCGACAGATTTATGCAACGACCTAATCCCTTTGAGACTGCTCCAATTTTCTTTTATAGGATTGCCTACCAGCTTGAGGTAACTGGCAAAAGCTTTATAAGGAAAAGAGACGATAATGGAGAAGTAAATTTTTACATTCTCAATGACCCCACCGCAATGACCATAGTAAAAAGTGATGATGGTTCTAAGATTATAGGGTTCAGGTACAGGACAAACAGCGGGACAATAGAATATAACCCTTTAGAAATAATTTTTCTCAGGTATCCACACCCATTTTTAAATTTTGAAGGCTATGGAAGATTGCAAGCCATCCTTGAGGACTTAAATATACAGATAGATGTAAAGCGGATAATGAGAGAGATTTTGAGCAGGTCAGTACCAAGGCAAGCAATCACTGTTGAGGACTACACCTATGCCAGCAAGATAAAAGAGGTTTTGACTTTATCCAGGTTGCAGAGTTCGATTCCCATATTGCCAAAGGCAAATTCAATTCCATTAGAACGGACACCTCAAGAGCTTCAGATTATTGAGATTAATAAAGCAATAAGGGATACAATACTTCAGGAGTTTGGAGTTCCGCCTTCGATAGTAGGAGTATACCAGGATGTAAACAGGGCTAACGCCCTGGCATCAGAACAAACCTTTATCAGGAATACCATTTCACCAAGAGTAAAGTTTATAGAGCAGTTTTTGAATATTGAGCTGGTAAAAGAAGTTTTAAATCTTGATGGATGGCTTGAGCTTAAAATCCCATACCAGTATGATGAGGATCTTGAGCTCAAAAAAATAGAAGTATACCTTAGAAACGGAGTAATGACCATTAATGAAGTAAGAGCAATAGAAGGACTTGCACCAATGCCATGGGGAGACCACCCTATACTCCTGCCATGGGGAGGCCACCCTTATATGCCAGCGTCTTTTATTCCATTGTCATTTAGCGGACAAGCTAACCAGAAGACAAAAGGAAGCATAATAGAACACAACCAGAAGAAAACAATAAATGACATCCACGAGAAAAACTGGTATTCCACTGTAAAAAGTATGTCTAAAACTGAACCGCAACTCGTTAGAGAGTGGAAAACGATTTTCAAAATGCAAAGAGAAGAGATTCTTTCAAAATTCCTCGGAATCAAAAACTTTTACGGATTGAATAAGCAAATTGACCAGTTTATAATTTCAATTTTGAACGGTGTAAGCGAAGAGAGGGAGGAGCAAATAAGAGAACTGCTATCTGAACTTTACCAGGAGAGAACAAATGCCTTTGCAATGGTATACGACCTTACACCGCCACAAGTTTCGCCAGCCCTAATAAATGCAGTAATGAACAGGACAATCAAAATAGAGTTAGTTAATGAAGCTACGGTAAGAGAATTGCGTGAAGCTATACAGGAGAGTATCATGGAAGGGGAAAGTGTGGATGAGTTAGCACAACGTATAAATGGCATTTTTGATTTTTATGAGGAGTACAGAGCAGTAAGGATTGCAAGGACAGAATTAATAGGAGTTTCAAATATGGCTTCACTGGATACTATGATGGCAAATGATGTAGAATCTAAGGAGTGGTTTACTGCTCTTGATGAATTAGTTAGACCATCGCATAGAGCCTTGCATGGACAAGTTAGAAGGATAAATGAGAAATTTTATTCCCCAGTAACAGGAGCAGAGCTTTTGTATCCAGGGGACCCTGAAGCGGACCCTGGAGAAGTGATTAACTGCAGGTGTATTATAGTACCTGCAGAAGGAGGAGAATAAAATGCATGAGGATAAAATCATAAAAGTGATAGCGTCAAGCATTGAGGCTAAA